GACTTCATAGTAGTGTCGTATGCATCGTTATACGCTTGAAGTTCTGGACGTGAATCACCTAAGTTAATAGTACCTCTTGATTCGTCAAATACACTCATTACAATACTAGTAATAACACCAAGTTTCTTAACTTTAGCAGGTGGACTAATATAGATCGGTGTTTGAAAACTTAATTGTGCAACATCAATTTCGCTTTCAGTGCCCATTGGAATACTTCTTGAACTCCAGTTTACACTTTCTAAATTAACTACGGATAACGAAGTCCAGTCTACATAGTTGTCTGTTGTTTGAATTTCTAAACTAGGATTGAACAGCATTAATATCTGTTCCATAATTTGTAATTTTTGTTCTGTGTTTGTTGACCATATATCAACATTAATATTTAAATTATAAGGTGTAGGCATTAAACGTTCTACAGTATAATTTTTACCTTGTGTGTTTAAGTATTCTTGATTATCTGCATCATAAGTACGTTCACGTAAATGTATTTTACCTGTATAAGTTGCATCAGCAGTACGTGTACGATCCATTTCTAAACCAGTTACATATACACCCATGCGTGGCGCACTTGGAATTTTGTTTTCACTGTTATCTCTAATGATATGTCCAACCTGACGTGTAATATCTCCATACATAACTGGAATCTGTGTAAGGTTACCATTTCCATCAGCATAAGAAAAATTACTCATGAGTCTAATCATTTGAGTAATGTATCTTCTTATTTGACCATCATAAAAATGTTGCATTAATTATCCGCCTTAGGTTTAAGTGCTTTAGAAAGACTTTGTCTTTCTTTAATAGTATCTCCGCCAATAGAGTCTTCTTTAGTGTTATTAATAAATCCTGTTTTCTGTGTACTTCTAGTGTTAGTATTAGTTAGATCCATTCTAACATTATCTTCAAACTTGACCCAGCGTTGGCCGTCATATCTAAATAATCTATTTGGCATAAAGTCTGTCCTTAAGAAGTAATCTCCTTTAGTTTGACCTAGTGGGAAACTAGGGCCATGTCCAAACGCTTCACCATTAGGTGCAATACCGTCGCCAATAAGGTAACCTGAGTAACCGTTTCTTTCAGGTGTTTCATAAACTCTACTTGCATCTAAATTACCACTATTAATACTTGCTTCAATAGTAGTATCGTCAGCAGTAGTTAATGCAGGTTTACCATTGTCGTCTACTGCTAATGTGTATAAATGTTTTGTATTATAACCTGACTTAGGTGCATCTGCTTCTGCTTGTGCAAGTACAGCATCATTAATTTGCATTTCTTTTTCGTAAGTAGAAAGTACATCACGTAGTGTTTGTGAACTTCCTTCTTCTGATGGTAAGTCAAGTATTTCTTTAAATTCTTGTGAATCAACAATTTGTTTTAATTTAATTCTGTATAAATGTGGATACCATGTAGGTGAAAATCCTTCACTAGCACGATTAACATCTTCAACAACATAAAAACGTTTAAGTGCAACACTATAATCGTTCAATGCATATTCGTCTTTTAAGTGCGGTAACTCAATTACATCACCAGACATAATTTTTCTGCCAAGAGTTTTTACACTATAATTAATTGGAATAGTCATAAACAACGTATCATTTTGTAAGAATAGTCCAAATTGACTCATATCAAAGTCAACATCTTGTACGTTGTAAATGCCACGCATTACATATACATCTGGATCGTATTTTCTATCCCTATTTTCAAGGAATAACATATCCTGTATATTTGTCTCTTTAACAGCATCGTAGCGAGGCGTTGCTGGAGTAGCGTCTTCTTCGTCTGGATTACTAGGTCCTAGATATTTGTGTACAAATATATCTGTACCCCCTACAGTAAACATCTCTGTAATGGTTCTATCTAGAAATTCGTAATCTTTTCCCTTCTCGGGTTTATATAAACTGATTCTTGGCATAGTACTTGTATTTATCGTTCGCATAAATACATATGGAGACCAAAAGAATATGGCAACATTGACACAGCAAAAACAAGAAATATTTGATTATATAAACTCAATGCTAGGTGGCGGCATGGTGGATGTCGAACTAGATCCAGTTCATTATGAAACTGCCCTTAAAAAAGCATTGACTAGATTTAGACAAAAGTCTGATAATTCTGTGGAAGAATCTTATTTGTTCTTGCCCACAGTTATTGATCAGAATTCATACATTTTGCCAGAGGAAGTAGTTGAAGTACGCAAACTATTTAGACGCTCAATTGGCTCAAGAACAGGTGGCGGCGATGGCGGCACATTGTTCGAACCATTTAATATGGCATACACAAATACCTATCTATTAAGTTCATCTAATATGGGCGGACTTGCAACATACGAAATGTTTGCAGGATACCAAGAACTAGTAGGACGTATGTTTGGATCATTTATTGAATTTAAATGGAACACTACAACAAAAGAACTACTGTTATTACAACGTCCAAGAGCAGAAGAAGAACTATTACTTTATGTTTACAACTATCGCCCTGATAGCGAATTACTAAAAGACTACCTAGCAATTCAATGGATTAAGGACTATGCTCTAGCAACTGCTAAAATGATGTTAGGCGAAGCACGTTCAAAATTTGCTACTATTGCAGGACCACAAGGTGGTTCAACACTAAACGGTGAAGCACTCAAAGCAGAAGCACAAGCAGAAATGGAAAAACTTGAACAGGAAATTTCTACTGCTGTACCAGGTGGCGTTGGCTACGGATTCACAATTGGTTAATGTCTGAGTTTAGCCACAAAGAAGCCTACAGGCTTTTTTGGATGGTTAAAGGCCACTTAAATTCAAGCGAACAAACAATCTTTCAATCAGCACCCGGATACTTCAAACGCTTATGGCATAACGAAGAGGCGTATGCCAAAGAAGAAGGTTTTGAAGAAGCATATCAGAAAATACTTGACAACAAGTAACTTAGGTTATATAATAATAACTTAACTTAGGAGTTTCTATGATAATTGGCATTTGCGGCTTAATTGGTAGTGGTAAAGATACTATTGCTGGGCATCTTATTTCTGAACATAATTTTGAAAAAATCTCATTTGCAGATAAACTTAAAGATGCAGTAGCAGAAATGTTTGAGTGGGATAGAGAACTGCTAGATGGTAAAACTGAGCAAAGCCGTTTTTGGCGAGAACAAGTAGACCAATATTGGACAGCAGAAACAGGGCGTACTATTACTCCTCGTTTAGTATTACAAGAGTTTGGTACAGAATGTATGCGTGATGGGTTCTTTGACGGAATTTGGGTTAGTTTAACTAAGAAGAAGATCATCGAAAATCCACACAAAAACTTTGTTATTCCAGATGTGCGTTTTCCTAATGAAGCAAAAATGCTACACGAAGTTAATGGTCAAGTATGGCGTGTAAAGCGTGGGCAAGATCCTGCTTGGTTTACAGAGTATGTCGAATATGACGTAGAGCCTAAAGATGTACACCCATCGGAGTGGGCGTGGGCAAAGACTAAGTTTACAAGAGTATTTGAAAATAACGGAACTATTAAAGAACTTACAGATCGGGTACAAGATCACCTTGTTTCCATTTAAACCCTTCTTTGTAGATAATCTTACTACAGTTAGCACATATAGTTTTTAAGTTACTAAACCTAACATTGTTTAAGTTACCGTCTATGTAGTAAACATTGAATTGTTCTTCGTGCTTACTTTTAAATCCGCACTTATCGCATTGGTTCTTTTTAACGTATCCTGACTGTTGCCACTTAGGTTGACCGTTCTTAGGACGCCCATACCTAGTGCAACTTTCGCACTTACTTCTATAGAAAGGTTTACCCTTTTTATAGTAATTTATAGCAACAGGTCGTTGTCCGCAACTGCATAAAGGTCTCATATAGTTATTTACCTGCCCTTTTTGATCCCTTTTTATAGGTATATAACGGTATGATTTATTCCAATTCGTATAAATAATAGTAAGAATAGTATTTAGGAACATACTACCAACAGGAGAAAACAAAATGGCTTTAGTATCACCAGGAGTACAGGTCAGCGTAATTGATGAGAGTTTTTATACTCCCGCTGAGCCAGGTACAGTACCAATGATTTTTGTTGTATCTGCACAAGATAAAACAAATGGATCAGGAACAGGGACTGCAACAGCAACACAGGCTGTTAATGCAGAAAAACCTTATTTAATTACATCACAAAGAGAATTGACAGAATTATTTGGCGATCCTCTATTTTATACAGATTCAAACAACAACCCACTACACGGTAGTGAGTTAAATGAGTACGGATTACAAGCGGCTTATTCATACTTAGGCGTTGCTAACAGAGCATACGTAACAAGAGCAAACTTGGACACTAATCAATTGAAAGCAACTTCAAGTGCGCCAGCGGCAAATCCGGCAAACGGAACATATTGGTTTGACACAACCAATTCAGTGTATGGTATTTTTGAATGGAACGGTAAGTCAGCGACTACTACTGGTGGTCAGTCGTTTACTAACAAGATTCCTACAGTAATCACAGACACAACTAAAGTAGATAGCGGAGCACCAAAGGCTTCTGTTGGTGGAATTGGCGACTACGCACTAGTATCTACTACTACACTGAACAAACTATTTTACAAAAATAAGTCAGGTGCTTGGGTAGAGGTTGGTTCTACAGCATGGATTAGTTCTTGGGCGGCCGTAACAGGTACACAAGCAAATCCAACTATCACTAACGGTGTTTCAATGAGCATTAACGGTACTCCTGTAACAGCAGGCGGTACTGCACTTAGTGATGTTGTAACAGCAATCGGAACAGCAGGAATTGCAGGTGTATCAGCGGCAGTTGTTGATGGATACTTAGAGATTTACACAACTGGCGTTGACATTGTACTAGCAACAAACAGTTCAACCCTACTTACAGAAGTGGGCATGAGTGCAGGTACTTACAAAGCACCTAAACTATCAATTGCTCCACACACACAAGTACCAGAATACAAAGCAACTGACACAGCACCAAGACCAACAGGTTCTATTTGGGTCAAGACAACTGTTCCAAACGCAGGTGCTAACTGGCAGGTTAAAGTATGGAATGACACTACACAATTATGGGACAGCAAGTCTGCTCCATTATATGCAGATGGTACAGCGGCACTTTATGGTTTAGATAAATCAAAAGGCGGTCTAAACATTCCAACAGGCGATGTGTTTATTAAATTTAATAACGATGAAGACAGCGATCCAATTGCTAACTTTAAAATTTACAGAAGATCATCAACTGGTAACACAACTGTAAAAGGTGACATTATTTCAACACAACTTACAGCAGGAACATACGGATTTGATATTGCTGAAACAGCACCTAACTCAAATGCACTAAGTTCTGCAACTACTGTAAGCGTAACTACAACAGGCGCAGTTGGCGATGCTGATTTAGTAGCAGGTGCTATTAACACAGCAGGCTTAGCAAACGTTGTTGCAAGTGTTGACTCATCAAACAGAATTGTTATTGAACACAACGACGGTGGTGATATTCACTTTACTGACACAAACGGATTGTTAGCACTAGCAGGCTTTACAGCAACAGGCTCTTCGCCAACTCCGAGATTACTTGAAGCATCAAGCAATAACGCGGCTGACTTTGTTGCAAGTAACTGGGCAGTATTAACTGTTACTAACTCCGACACAGCACCAACAGCATTAACAGCGGACGGTACATTATGGTATAGTTCAATTGTTGACGAAGTTGACATTATGATTCATGATGGTAATAACTGGGTTGGATATCAGTCAGCAACATCTCCGTTCTTTGCGGCGGCAAGTGCTGATAAAACAGATCCAGAAGGTCCAATTGTAGCGGCTACTGAACCAACTGAACAGTCAGACGGAACAGATCTTAAAAATGGCGACATTTGGATTTCAACAGCAGACTTAGAAAACTATCCTAAGATTTACAAATACAACGGTGCTACACTAAAATGGGTACAACTTGATACAGGTGATCAAACAACTGAAGACGGTATCCTATTTGCAGATGCACGTATTAATACAGCAGGTGCAAACAGTGATAAAGAAGGTACTATTGTAGATCTATTAACAAGTGATTACCTAGACCCAGACGCTCCAGATCCAGCACTATATCCAAAAGGTATGTTGCTATGGAACCTAAGACGTTCAGGTTTCAACGTTAGAAAATATGTAAGAAATTACATTGACGTTGCAGGTGAAAACGAAAGATTTGAAAACGCTGGACTACCAGAATCAATGGCAGGTTACTATCCACACAGATGGGTAACTGAGTCAGGTAACCAAGCAAACGGTGCAGGTTCATTTGGACGTAAGGCTCAACGTAAAGTTGTAGTACAAGCACTTCAAGCAATGGTTAACGGCAACCAAGACATTAGAGATGATAACTCAAGATTGTTTAACTTGATTGCGTGTCCAGGCTATTCAGAACTGATTGGTGAACTAGTTACACTAAACTATGACAGAGGACTAAGTGCTTTTGTTATTGGTGACACACCATATAGATTAACACCAGATGCTACTTCATTAAATGAGTGGGCAACTAACGTTAAACTAGCAGTTGAAGATAACGACGATGGCGCAGTAACATTTGACGAATATGTCGGAATGTTTTACCCAAGTTTATTCACAAGTGATAACAGCGGTAACAACGTAGTTGTTCCAGCATCACATGGTATCTTAAGAACTATTGCATTAAGCGATCAAGTATCGTTTCCATGGTTTGCACCAGCAGGTACAAGACGTGGTGGAATTACAAATGCAAGTTCAGCAGGTTACATCACTAGCGAAGGCGAGTTCCAAAGCGTTGCACTTAACGAAGGTCAAAGGGATACATTGTACTCAAATGCAATTAACCCAGTAACATTCTTAAGTGGTGCAGGACTTGTTAACTTTGGTCAGAAAACAAGAGCAAAAAATGCTTCAGCATTAGATAGAATCAATGTTGCAAGACTTGTTGTGTACTTACGTTCACAACTTAACAAACTTGCTAAACCTTATATCTTTGAACCTAATGATAAGATCACTAGAGATGAGATCAAGGCGCAGGTTGATTCCTTACTATTAGAACTTGTAGGTCAAAGAGCATTGTATGACTTCTTAGTAGTGTGTGACGAATCAAACAACACACCAACTAGAATCGACCGTAACGAGTTGTATGTGGATATTGCAATTGAACCAGTTAAAGCAGTTGAGTTCATTTACATTCCGCTAAGACTTAAAA